CCTGTGGCTGTCATGCTCAATGTGGCATACTCACCATTTGGAGCGTTAAGTGTCAAGTTGGTAATAACAATATTGCCTTGGTAACCTGTTGCAGCAGGTGTCCAACCACCTGTAGGTACATTTGTGCTACTTTCACTCTTCATGGCGAAAACTGCCGTTACAGGTGTCTTGGCAATCATTATATCATATAAATCCTCATAGTTATTACCTTCTCCGTCTGCGGAATAAAGGTTGTCAGATGTAACACTCCAAGAGAGTTTGGAAACCTCTTGAGATGCCCAACCTCCTGCCCCTTCATCTTTATTACTAGTATCCTGACTTTCTCCGTCAATGGTCAGCACATGGTTGGTAGCATATGCGATGGATTTACCATCCAAAAAAAGCATCAAATCCGATCCGTTAACTTTCATAGTATTAAAACGTTTTAATTATTTATTTTCTTAGTCTTTTAAGACAATGCTGAATTGTAAGTTCTGAATGAATGTATCTTGAAGATAAATCTCACTTACGTTAATCAATCTTATATCTTCGATTATCTCTGTTTCTTTTCCTTGCAGAATGTCAGCAACATTGTTTGCAATGTCAACACTTTCCTCATATTTCTCACTTGCCACATTTATTTCTATGGTGACAGTTTCACCAAAATAATCCTTGTTGCTCATTGGAGTGTAGCCAATTCTCCGATACACCAAGAATGGAAAGTTTGTATTGGGATTTGCAACCAATGGAAAAACCTTGTCACCAATTCCAAGAACGTTGTTCTTTAACAATCTGTTGATTTCTTTTCCTATCTTGAAGTTCTTCATGGTTGTATGTCTATCCCTCTGTTTTTAAGTGCGTTATATACTGATTGCGTGAGTGCTTGTATTGCATTCTGCTCTGCCGCTGCCACTCCGTCACTGAAAAAGTGATTGGCATCTATTATGCCTCTGTATCCACCTTTTCCTGACCTTGCAAGCCTGTTGAAGTTGACCTTTCCTGTCTTCTTGTTTGTGGCATAACCTGTGATTTTATGACCTTTGGTGTATCTTGGCTTTGTGCCACCCTCAAAGAACCTTAATCTGAAATCAGAAAGAGCATGGACACCAAATATGTTTTTTGCATTGTCAGGATGGGTTTTGATACCTGATGATAGTGCGTACAGCCATTTGCCGCTTGTAGTGTCCGCTGATGCTCCCATTTCTTTACGTAAGGATGAAATAATGTTTTGATAATAAACATTACCCATAGCCTCAAGACCCTCATTAATTACGTCACTTATTATTTTTGGGTCTGAAAGAGTGGCAAGCATTTGGTCTACCTGTTTGGTGTCTATTTCTACAAAATCACTCATTGATTAACTCTGTCACAATTCTGATGTCATTATTCTCCTTCCGTCTGTCAATTGTTATTACCCTCCACTTTCTGTCATCAAACTCAATGATTGAGGTGTCATTGATTGGAACATAAGACCTTACATAAAAGGTTTTGGTGTGGTCATACACAATCTCATTGTTTTCATTCTGCCTTGTTCCGCTTGTGTTGTCAACCTTTGCCCTTGTGGTGTAATCAAGTTTGGTAATGATTTCCCTCTCTCCATACTCATTGAGAACCTCAATGGATTTGTATAATCTGATGATTTCATTGTACTGACCTGCCATCATGGTTGTGTTCCTCCCTTAAATGTTTGGTGTTCCCTCATGAGGGCCGTTATAGTCTTTATACAATGAGAGTAAGTACTCATACCCAAGTGGCAGTTCAACGCTTGCAGCGAATGCAATGGATTCCCTTTTTGCGTAGAAAGTGCCAACCATCAAGAGCATTGCTTGAATAAGCGGCATTGGCAACATACCTTCATCATCTTCCAAGTCTGACAACGGATGGTCAATGTGCTTTTGTATTGCGTTTTCAGCCACTTTTGCCAAATCACACAAATACTCATCATCATCATGGAATTCATCATTAATGTTGAGTTGTTTTTTCATCTGATATAACTGAAGATACATTGTCAAGTTTTTTTTTTTAATTGGGTTGGGGAATACCCCAAACCCATTATTGTCTAAGTTTTTGATTAATCAGTTGAAATCTCACCTGTGGCGAATGCCTCTTCCCTGAGAATCTGTGCATCAACATACATGTTGACAACCAATCTGATTTGACCGTCAGCAGCCTTTGTGTATGGGTCAACCGTGAGGTCAACACCACCCCAACTACCAATTGCAAGGTTGGAGAAATCACCATAGACATACTGTGTGCCACTTACGTTGGATGTGTTGTAGGCTCTTGTGCCATCAACCTCACCACCTTCATATACCATACCTGTGGCATTTGTGCCCTTAATCATACAGCGCAAAGCGGCCTTTGCCTTGTTGCTCATGATGTAGCAGCACTCACCATAAACGTTGGCATCCTCAATGTCTGCTTCCTTGTCACAGATGTCTGCATAACTTGAAACGGTGTCAGGTTCAATGGTCTTGAAGATACCCTCAGGTTTGGTTGTGGTTCCTGCGGCATCACCAAGAACAGTTTCCTCAATCTTTGCGTTCACTGCCTTGACAAGGTCTTCCCTGATAGCGTTCTCAACGCCAATGGAATCCTGTGCGATAAGCATCTTCGAAATGTCCACATAAGCGGTAATTCTCTTTGGAGAAAGCGTGATGTGGTCAAATGTTGGAGCACCATCACTTGCTGTTGTGGTCTCACCTTCCCAAGCCACATTGGATTTGGTCATTGTAGGATATTGAACGTTGCCCACAAGACCTGTGAGGAATTTGGCACCTGCTTGAACAAGAACATTCTTTGCCCTAAGTGGAGTAAGAATGTCAAACAACTCAGTGGCTACAACATCCTCACCTTCAGCGGTGACAGTAACGCTTGCTCTTTCCTCAGTAGGTAACTGAATCTGACCCTGTGCGTTCACACCTGCTTTTCTTGCTTCTTCTTTACCTGCGTTGATGACAGCCATTGAAACATCATCAAGAGGTTGGTTGTTGGCAATGCTGCGGATTGCCTTTAAAAGTGAAAATCTTTTATTCATTTTTTGAGTAATATTACTTTTATTATTTTCTGTTCTTTCCTCTTTCCCTTCATCCTCAAACTTGAGGTTTTGAAGTCTTTCATTGAGGTCTCTTAATTCATCATCTTTTTCCTTGATTTGTGCTTTGATGGTCTCCAACTCTTGGGTTTCTGCAGGTGTCAAATCCCTGACTTCCTTTTTACAGGTGTCAATTATATCCAATGCCCTGTTTTTGAGTTGTGCCCTTTCATCTTTGATAGTTAGTGAATCCATGGTATTTTGAAATTAGTTTCTTTTTATAAATATATGGTTAATCTGAAAAAGTTTCAACATTTTATATGTTTTCAAACTCTTTTTTCAATTCATCCAATTTCTCATCCACTGTGGAGATTTCATCAAATTTCCTCTTCGCACAGTCTGTTTCAAGGTATGCAGGTTCGAAAACGGGACTCACATCATATAATCTGTATATCTTCTTGATGTTTCTCCTTAAATGCCCG